CGCCAGTATTAACCGAATCAACAGTAAAACTATACTCACCCTGATAATTCCTTTGGTTACGCTGTAAAAACTTCATCGGGATTGCATACAATCCTGTTTTTGCTCCCAATCCTCCTCCTAGACCTTTTAGGGTTTTTGCAACCCCATTTGTGTTGTAAATTCTTTGGGCATCACTCACCGCTTTAGTGATTTCGCTAGAATGTAATCTGTTGACTTCTGCGACAGGAAATACTTTGGGTCTGGGTTGTCCTCTAAGATTTCCGATAATGAACACTCTTTCCCTATTCTGAGGGACTCCGAAATTCTTGCTGTTAAGAACCTGCCATTCAAACTCATACCCCAGTTCGGTGAGAACCCCAAGTATTGTCGAGAAAGTTTTTCCCTCGTCATGACTAAGTAAACCTTTGACATTTTCGAGTAGAAAATATCGGGGTCTTTTGTCTCGGAGAATCCGTGCAATCTCAAAAAATAGTGTCCCTCTGGTGTCGTCAAATCCTTTGCGTTTCCCAGCGATACTAAATGCTTGGCAAGGAAATCCTCCAACAAGCAAGTCGAAATTGGGGATTTCACTAGACTTAACTGTTCTGATATCACGGGTGTCGCACCCTCCGAAGTGCTTGGTGTATATTTGTGATGCATATTTGTCCCATTCTGATGCCCAAACGAATTGATAGTTGTCATTTGCTTTTTCTAATCCGTAACGGAAACCGCCAATACCAGCGAACAAATCAATTACTCTTATTTTTTGGTTTGACATATTTGAATCCTCCTATTCCTGCAAACAAATCTATAAAACGTATTGTATTCATTCATGTTAAAAAGTCCTACGGTTTTTTGCTCTCTCCATAGCCTCTTTGTCAGCTTGTTGTTGCCATGTTTCATGATAGGCTGGGTCGTTTATACTCGGTGCTTGATTAGACATTATATTAACAATATCTTTTGTGGTTATCTCTGGAATAGGTTTAATGGCTGTCATGTGAAACTCTCCTTTATGAACTGACGTGGCAAAATATGTGAGTGCATCTATAAAATGTTTTCTCTGGTCACCCCACCTTGGCCTACTCTCACCAGTAGAAGATTTGTTTTCCGTCCACCTAAGGTTTTCAATTTCCTGTACCGCCCAGTTCGCCTCACTACCAATCTTCTCATCAAAATATGTAAGGTCGGCAGAAATGAAAAGTCTCGGCCTGTTCGTAACCTTATCAACCTTACCGTGTTCTGCTAGTATCTGAGCCCTGTATTCATCCCAATCTTCTAGTTTGGTTTCAGACATCTTCTTTACTGGCTTAAACTTTATGTCCTCCATTTGTAAGTCTGCCATGTTCTGTGCACCCGCCGCATCAGCCCAAGCATCAGTTATAAACTTTCCTTTGTCATGGTTTTTGATTTCTTCTGCCAACTGTGATGTTGTAAGTTTGTTCTTGTAAAACCCGTCAAACACATGCCAGTTATCCTGATTATCCACCCCGATATAAACCACACAGTTGAAAGCAGAATATCCAAAATCAGCGGCTCTATAAACCTGCCATTCTGGGTCAACGACCATATCTGTCACCAAATGAACATCTCTCCTCCACCAGTCACATACAAGACCAACTCTCTGGATAAACTTTCCATATTTTCTGACCTGTAAGGATTCCTCTGTAAGACCCCTTTCCATCTGTGCTTTGATATCCTCTGTGAGCCAAGGGTTATCGTCCCAGCCAGCCGTTGAAACATATATATCAGAATTACCCGTGGCAAGGTACAAATCATCATAAGTCCAGGTCATACCGTTTATGGGGGTCATTGTGAGAAGTATTTCGAACTTCTGCCCTGCTTCCACACGAACAAAACACTCCTCCCAAATATCGTGGGGTGGTTCCTCATCAAACCAGACCATTCTTTTTCCCGCACCCTGAAATTTCTCACGACCCTGCTCGTAAGACTTAAAGTTAATCTTTGAACCGTTTGCCAACCTTATCTCACGCCAAATATGCTTACCGACATAGCTTTTATCTACAATTTCACTTGCAGGGATATACTGCTCAAGAACCCTCTGTGTGGTATCCTTTTGTGAGTCGTATGAGGGACATGCTGACCAAATCTCTACTGGAGTTTCTATTGGGGGATTAACAACGTGTTCTACTGTATATTCGGTTTCACTATAATAAACCTTTACATCGTACTCATTTATTCCAAGTGCAAGTCTGGCTATTTCTTGACCACCAAGCTGTGTTTTACCTACTCTATTACCCCAAAAGGTACATCTAATGGGATTCGTCGCCGTAGCCACTTCCCATTGCTTTAGGTGCATTTTGGCGTACATCAGTGGATTGGCTAGGTGATTCTGTTCCTTCTCCCGCCACAGTTTCCTCGCCTCCATTTTCTCCGCCTCTGAAAAGCTGTTGTAATCTCTCATCAATTTGTTCATCTGTCAGCCCTGAATTGTTAGTTTGGCTGTTGTTATTGTAGATGTTTACACCTCCTTTCGGTTCTGAAAACCCGCAAAGTTCCATCACTCTATCCCACCAATCGGGATATTTACTCTGAAGCATACGGGCAATAGCAACATCCAACATCATACCCAAACCAAACTGACTTTCTATTTTGTTTCCGACATCATCTTTGCCAGTAGTAACCATTTTAGTTTCTGCATACATCAAACCTAGGTACTTATGTTTTCTTATGTTGTCATGGGCTATTTGACATGCCGAACCGTACTGTGTTTTGGGGTCTAATTGATAGGCTTCTATTACCGATTGTGTGGCATTTCCGTAGGTCTGTTTGTTTTCTTTGTCCAAGAAACATTCAAGCCATCGATTAAACTTAAAAGTTTCCTTATAGTCAATCGTCTGCTTTGCATCATTAATTATTTTTCCTACTTGGGGTTCGTCTGCCATTTTATTTACCTAGTCTAAAAAACTTAATAGGCGTTATAGCTTTCCGTATAGGTATTCTTGTAACTTCCATAAACTGCTTTCCTTCAATGTTATTCCAATAGTGGTCAGAAATAAGTGCCAAAGGTCTTAGTTTTTTCATCAACAACCAAATTACAAACTGATAAAAATACCACTTGAAAACATTAGGTACTGTAAAGCGTCTTAAAACATAACCCATCTCTACAGTTCTGTCTTGCCACATAAACCAAGTGTCGTTTTCAAACAACATCTTCCAATTCTTTTTTAGATTGAACTTTATTCCAATTTGCGGTACTGCCATTTTATTTCTCCCAGTTAAATGTATCGTTCCCAAAAGGCCCAATCTCTGCCGACTTCCTGTAAATTGGTTTTCTTAGGTCTAACAAATCTATTATAGCTCTTGGCCTACAATCATAATCAAACGTTTCTTCAACACCGTCAATCAGTGCCTGTTTCAGTAAAGGTTCAGCCTTACCTATTACATACCCAATTTTGACCATAACCTCTTTAGCACCTTTCTCTTTCAAAAGATGTAGAGCTATGTATCTTGCCATGTAGGCGGCACTTCTATCCATCTTGGTTGGGTCTTTACCTGAGAATGCCCCGCCTCCGACTGGAACTCTTGGACCATAGGCATCAACTACGATTTTACGTCCTGTAACCCCCGCATCCGCATCAAACCCACCGATATCAAAACTGCCCGTATTATTACAATATACACTTGGCATCGGGTTCTTTGGGTAATTCGTGGCAATAAATCCACCAAAGTATTCTAGAAGTTCTTTTTGGGTTTTACCCTGAACAGATAAAACAACGTTTAGCATGTTCCCTGTATTATCCAATACAACTTGAGATTTACCGTCTGTGTTAAATGGAGCTAACAGTTTTCTACAAATATATAATTCTTGGGGGATATGAGATTCGTTCTCGTTACAAGCATAGCCAATCATAATTCCTTGGTCACCAGCACCACCACTATCTACACCCTGAGATATGTCTGGCGATTGATGAACTATATTTTCTTCAATATCTATATCTTTACCCATTAAATCGAAGTAAACCTGAGCGGCAATAGCTTCATAGTCTACATCAGCTTTGGTGGTAACCTCCCCAGTCAAATGAATTTGACCATGCCCACCCATTGTTTCTACCGCTACCCTACTCAAAGGGTCTTGGTCAATACAAGCATCAACTATTGCATCGGATATTTGGTCACAAATTTTATCGGGGTGATATTTAGTAACTGATTCGGCAATTTTATACATATTATTTCTTATGTTTCTTTTTAGTTGTAAATTTAGAACGTCCGACTAATCTACGTCTTCTAGTATCGTCTTCAACTTGCTTTGTCCAATTCGGTTCATGTTGAGGACATCTGGTACTTATTGTCCATAATATACCGTTTAATTTATAAGTGCAACCACATATTGCGGCTCGAGTTAAATCATCTATTTTTTTCATTGTAATACCCTATCTTTTCTACCACTCAAAAGTTTTCCCAATCTAACTGCATATTCTTCCGCACATTTTCTACTTGTGAAGCAATTACCATATTCTATTTGAGAAGATGCGAAGTACTTTCCGAGGTCATTCATTATATACCCGTCAATGTCTATGTAGAAGTATGTTTTTTGAGCGACTAGACCGTTACAGGTGTGTTCCTTTCTTAACTCACTCTTAAATTCATTGAGAGCAGATTCGAACATATTTAATAATAAATATATTATATCACACTATGCAAGTCCCGTTTTCAATAACTAAATTCTTAATCTTTTTGTGGTTCAATTACTTCACAATTTATCACACTAAATGATTGATATTCTTTTTTAATCTTTTCCTGGTCTTCTTTAAGCTGTTCCATTGAAGCTTCTTTATTTGATTTTAGCGTTGCTTCATAGGCTTCCTTAATCGTGGAAAATAATCCACGTTCCGAAACAAGTGTAAATGGATTGGCTAAATTGTAAGAGATACCATTTCTTTTGAATATAACTTCTCTTATAGTATTTTTGTGAAACCCAAAGTCGCTTCCAAAACCATTTCTATCGTTGGAAAAGTAATAAACAACATCATCAATATTAAATTTATTCTTCATAAAAATCACCCCCCAACAATCCGATAAGGTTCTAAAGATGGCCGAGGACGTTCGGGAACATTATCAAGTTAGGCTTGTATACTTTACTAACCGTCCCCCATCCCCGACCAACCTTAAAATCCTAAACTTTTCTTTTCTTATTCGCATGTTTCACTTCCAACCTGTTTATTCTTTCCTTTAATCTTTCACGAAATCTACACCACTCTCCGATTTCACCATTGGCTAGTTTAAGTAAATCCTCTAACTCGCTTAGTGTAACACCTTTTGAAACTTTTTTCATTTTTTGTTCATATAGTCCCAACACTCCAAATCAATCATGCTTTCTAAAATACTGAGCATCATATAGGCGTCACAAACTGAACAACCATAGCAAAAATCTTTGCAAGGTTTTCCAAAGTCTTTACGTATTTTACGTTCTAGAACACGATAAATCCACTGAT